AAACCGATACCTGAAGGCCCAAAGGGAAAAGGAATTAAGGCTTTGAAAGCAAAAGCCCCTGAAGTCGCTGCTCGTATGGGATATAAGAACGGCGGTTGCGTTATGGTTAAAACAAATCAGAAACCAAAAATGAGTTGATACAATGACAACATCAGGATCAAGAGATTTTAACCTCGATGTCGGAGAGGTAATCGAAGAAGCATACGAGAGGTGTGGACTAGAAGTTCGCACGGGGTATGATGCTAAGACGGCTCGTAGGTCTATGAATCTGATGTTTGCAGACTGGGCTAATCGTGGTCTTAACTTGTGGACGGTAAAAGAAGCAAACTTTACTGTAACACAAGGGACATCTTCTTATGCGTTAGCTGCTGATGTCGTTGATGTGTTGGACGTTGTGATACGAAGATCTAATACTGATTACGAACTCCAACGTATTAGCCGTGGTGATTATGCGACAGTCCCTAATAAAACTACTCAGGGCAGACCAAGCCAGTTTTGGTTAGATCGGCAAATTACCCCTGTAATGTATTTGTGGTCTACTCCTGAAAATTCTACAGATCAGATCAGATACTACTATGTTCGTAGAATTGAGGATGCGGATGCTTTGGTTAATACTACTGATATGCCTTTTCGTTTTTATCCTTGTATGGTGGCGGGGTTAGCCTACTACATGGCTATGAAACGAGCACCAGATCGTATTCAAATGTTAAAGTCAGTTTATGAAGAAGAGTTCCAACGTGCAGCGGACGAGGATCAAGGTCGAACACCTTTGAAGTTGCAGCCTAGTTTGAGTTATCTGAGGGTGTAATGGCCTACGCTAGTGGTAAACATGCTTATGGTATATCGGATCGGTCAGGTCGCCGTTACCGTCTTCGTGAGATGAAGACAGAGTGGACTGGTGCCAAGGTCGGTCCTGATGAGTTTGAGACTAAACATCCACAGTTGTTTCCACCAAGAGCGTTTCCAGATCCACAAGCTTTACGCGGTCCTAGACCAGAGACAGAGTTGCCAGAACAAAGAGCTATCCAACATGGATACAATCCTGTTGGTTTTAGAGACATACCGGGGGTAACACCACCAAACAACTTAGTTGCGCAAGGAGAGGTTGGAACTGTAACTATAACTATATCAGACACAGGTAACGAGGCTGTAAACGTAACAGGTTCAGCAGGTACAAGTGCAATTGGTTCTGTTACAGTCAATACTACTAGCGCAAATGTAAGTGTTAGTGTAACAGGTCTTGCAGGTACAGGTACGGTTGGTGCAATTCCAAACGTAATCTCTGACACTTTTGCAGTTACGGTATCTAACCCAGGATCAGGTAATAGGTACTATATTGACACTGTTTTACAGGCCACTCTCAACTTGAACGAGGGAAGAACTTATATTTTTAATTGGTCTTCAGCAACAGGTCATCCTTTAAGGTTTTCAACTACCTCAGATGGCACACACGGTGGCGGTTCAGAGTATACAACAGGTGTTGTAAAAGATGACAGTGCATACACAACGCAAATAACTGTAGCGGCTAGTGCTCCAACACTGTATTACTATTGCCAATACCATAGCGGTATGGGAGGTCAGATTAACACGCCATGAGTTTTACATACGATCAACTTAAAACAGCTATCCAAGATTATACGGAAAATGATGAGACTTCTTTCGTAAACAATATCCCATTGTTTATACGAATAGCGGAAGAACGAATACTAAAGAACGTGCAACTTAGTTTGTTTCGTAAGAATGCTACAGCTTCTACAACAGCTAGTAATAAGTTTTTAGCTTGCCCTGGAGATTTTTTGGCTCCATTCTCTCTTAGCCTTGCAGGGACAGATGGAGACAAGTTTTTTATAGATTTCAAGGATCCAAGTTTTATACAAACTTATACTCCAGATTCTACAACTACAGGATCCCCTCGATACTACGCTGTTTTTGATGTAGATAATTTTATATTGGCTCCAACCCCGAACACTACCTTTACCGCAGAGCTTCATTACTTTTACCGACCTACGAGTCTGACCGCCGGATCTGGTAGTGGAACTACTTGGTTGAGTGAAAACGCTGAAATGGCTATGTTGTATGGAGCGTTAATCGAAGCGTACATATACATGAAGGGTGAACAGGATGTCATGGGTATGTATGCCGGAAGGTTTCAAGAAGCAATTACTGGTGTAAAAATGCTTGGAGAAGCGAAAGAAACAACAGATGAATATCGCACAGGAAAAGTAATTAGGGCAAAAACATAATGTTTAAAATAGATGTAAGTGTACCACAGAATGAACAGATTGTAGGCGTTAGAACTACAGAGAACAGGGGATTTACTCCTGAAGAACTAGCAGAACAATGTGTAGAAAAAATTATTTCGGTTTCTGAAAATGCCCATCCAGGTATCAGAGATCAAGCTCATGCTTTCTCAAAGCATGTTGAGACGCTTGTTGCATATTATATGAGACAGGCTATTCGTAGTGACCGCACAACAGTGCACAATGCAATAAAAGATGCGGGTCATCCCCAACTGGCTGAACTTATAAGGAGACTTTAACATGGCCTTTTCTGGAAACTTTATGTGTACTTCTTTTAAGCAACAATTGCTTGTAGGTAGTCATAATTTTACAAACTCAAGTGGCGACACTTTTAAACTAGCTCTGTATGACAACAATGCTTCGTTTAATGCTGCTACTACAGCTTATACTTCATCAAACGAAGTTGGTAACTCTGGCTCATATACAGCGGGTGGAGGAGCGTTAACCAACGTAACACCTACAACTTCTGGAACTACTGCTCTTACAGATTTTGCAGATAAGACATATACCTCTGCAACAATCACTGCTCGTGGTGCGTTGATATACAACACAACTACAGCCGCAGGATCAGGAACCACCGATACAGTTGTTGTATTAGACTTTGGATCTAACAAGTCTTCTACATCTGGTGACTTTCAGATTGTTTTCCCAACGGCTGACGCAAGTAGCGCGATTATCCGTATAGCATAAGGCAGTCTTCCCGTGACAAACATCACAGGTTGGGGTCGTGGAACATGGGGCGAGGGCGCTTGGAATGAAGCGGTCCCTGTTCGTGTTGGTCACACTCTCAACGGTTGGGGTGAGTTAACTTGGGGTGAAACCTCTTGGGGTGGTGAGAAATCCACTGTTGCAGCAATGCAGGGTCAGGTTGGCACTGCTGTTGTTCGAGAGGATATATCTACATCAGTCACTGGATTAAGTGCTACTGCTAGTGTCGGTAGTGTAACCGCTAAAGGTAACAATAGTGTAACTCCTGTGGGTCTTGCGGCTACAGGTGGTGTAGGTGATGTAACTCTTCTTACAGAACAGAATATTCCAGTCACAGGATTACAGGGGCAAGGTTTTGTGGGCACTGCCACCGTTGTCCAAGGTGGTGGTGTTGATGTAACCGTCACAGGATTATCTGTCACAGCAACTGTTGGAACAGGCACAAGTATTATAATCAATGCGTATGCTCCACCAACGGGTATTGCAGCTACGGGCGGTGTTGGCTCTGTCACGATAAGTGAAGGTGCAGGTATTGATGTAACGCCAACAGGTATTGCAGCAACAGGTGGCGTTACTGAACCAACTATAATTGGTACGGCACCAAATGTTACAGTGACGGGTATTGCGGCAACAGCAACAGTTGGACCTGTTACGATATTAACATCACAGGTTGTTCCGTTGTCATCAGATAACTTGATTGCAACAGGTTCTGTAGGTACAGTGACGGTGGCTACGATTAGTAAAGCAGAAGTTACGGGTGTTAGCACTAGCGCATTAGTGGGTTCTGTGATAGTTTACGAAACAATAGTTCCTGCACCGGGTAATTCTTGGTCAAATGTCAGTCCTAATCCAGGCAGTACATGGACAGAAGAAACACCAAGCCCAGGGACAACTTGGACAACGATAGGCGAAGCAGCGTAAAGGTAAGGAAATATGGCAACCTATACAACAAACAGCGGCATCAAGAAGATTGCCACGGGTGACGAATCTGGAACGTGGGGTACGTCAACTAATACAAACTTCGATATTATTGACCGTATTGCAGCGGGTGTTGGAAGCATTACACTTTCAGGAACAACGCATACATTGACCACATCAGATGGAACTGCATCAGATGGACAGTATCATGTTCTGCTTTTAGGCGGTTCACCTTCTGGGACAAACACCATAACGGTAGCTCCCAATGACACAAAGCGTATGTACTTTGTTAAAAATAACTCAGGTCAGTCTGCTATATTCTCACAGGGATCAGGTGCAAATGTTACTGTAGCGAATGGCGCATCAGCCATAATCTACTGTGACGGTGCAGGATCGGGCGCAGCGGTTGTTGATCTAGGTGCTTCTCTGCCTCTATCGGGAGCATTGCTTG